GACACGGGCGCGGCGGTACTTCTGCGAGACGGTTGGTCTCTTGCCGAAGCGAGGGCAAAGGACAGTGAGAATATGTTCAAAAAGGCTGAGAAGAAAATGCTCAAGCTCGTGTTGCGTATCTGCCGTGAGCTGAGTGATTTCGATATTGCCCTCAAGGACATTGAGTTGCAGTTCACCCGCCGTAATTACGAGAACATTCAGAGCAAGTCGCAGGTGCTTACGACCATGCTCGATAACCCGAAAATCCACCCGCTTCTCGCTTTCCAACATTCCGGCTTGTTCATTGACCCCGAACGCGCTTATGCAATGAGTGTGAAGTATTACGAGCAGGAACAGGCGAAAGTGATTGAGCAGACCCCAACTCCCGACCCGAATACAAATAACAGTGGGGACGGTAAATGATTTTAGGCGGCATTGACCGTTTGAGATAGTCAGAGAAGACTTTAATCGCAAATAGGTAGAGAAACCTTAAATCGCACCATAACGGGAGAGAACCCGTAAAAACGCAAGGAGGAATATTTTATGGCAAAGATTGATGTAAGCAAAATTGAGGGTTACGCCGAAATGTCCGCAGAGGATAAGCTCAAGGCTTTGGAAGCATTTGACATTCCCGACCCCGATTATTCCGGCTATGTGGATAAGAAGCTGTTTGATAAGACTGCTTCCGAACTGGCTGGGAAGAAAAAGGAACTGAGGGATAAGCTCTCTGAGGACGAAGCCGCCAAGCTGAAAGAAAAGGAGGAGCGTGACGAGCTTGAGGAAAAGTACAACAAGCTCCTGCGTGAGAGCGCAGTCTCCAAAAACAAGGCAAAGTTGGTCGCGTTGGGCTATGAGGAAAGTTTGGCTGACGAGACAGCGGAAGCTATGGCAGACGGCAATTTGGAAAAGGTCTTTGCCAATCAGAAGAAGCACCTCGCGTCCTTTGAAAAGAGGATTCGTGCGGAAGCTCTGAAAGATACTCCGAAACCTACCCCCGATGGGGACGGCAAGACTATGACATTGGAAAAGCTCCGCAAAATGTCCCCCGAAGACCGTCTCAAGTTTTCGCAGGAACACGCGGAGGAATATAAAGAACTTTACACAGGAGGTAAAGAATAATGGCTCATACGATTTACGATAATTTCTACCTCTCTAACGAGGTTGAAGACCAGTATAACTCCCACCTTGACCTGCAACAGTTCTGTACTGTTGATAACTCTCTGGTGGGTACGGCGGGTATGCTCCGCAAAATCAACCGCTACAAGGCTACCAACGGCACTCAGAAGCTCGGTATGGGTGAGGGCAATACTCAGTCCATCGAGGTTTCCTACACCCCGGAGGAGTACCGTATTCTGCTTGCTCAGAACCGTTTCGAGTATTATGACGAGCAGGAAATGACCGACCCCATGCTCGTTCCCGTGGGCGTTCGCCACATGGGTACGGATATGTTCAACACGGTCAATGCGGACATCTTCGCTGAGTTCAACAAGGCAACGCAGGTGGTTGTCACTACCGCACTGGACTTTGACTGCTTTGCAGACGCTCAGTCCGTGCTGAACCTTGAGGGTGTGTCCATCTTTGCGTTCGTCTGCTCTGCTGATGTGGCTACTCTGCGTAAGGCACTGAAAGACACTTTGCAGTATGTTGAAGCGTTCGCCAAGACTGGCTATATCGGCACTGTGGCAGGTGTGAACATCTACACCAAGAAAGACGCTGTGTCCGGCACTATCATCATGGGTACTCGTGAAGCTGTCACCCTGTTCAACAAAAAGGGTGTCGAGGTCGAGACTCCTCCCCGCGATTCCAGTGACGCGAACACTCGTAAGAACACCATCATCAGCCGCAAGTATTATCTCCCCGCGCTGACGGACGAGACCAAGTGCGTGAAGATTTTCAAGGGTACGGCTACCCCGTCCACCGATACTACCGCGTCCAAGGACAAGACTTACTACGAGAAAGTCGGCAACGGCTATATCGCGGTGACTCCTGCCACTGGCGATAATCCTAAGGACAAGGGTTGGTACACGATTGCTTGATGAAACGGAGGTGGGCAACATGACTGACGCTGAAAAACTGGCGGCTCTGAAAGCTATGGTCGGTACTTCTGACACGGACGAAGTGTTGTCCACCTATCTCAAGCTGTCGGGCAATAAAATCATCACTAAGGCTTTTCCGTATGACGATACTGTGACCGAAGTTCCAACCAAGTACGAGTACCTGCAAATCGAAATTGCCGCCTATATGCTGAACAAGCGTGGCGCGGAGGGGCAGACCTCCCACACGGAGAACGGTATTACGCGACAATATGAGAACGCCGATGTTCCCGCGTCTATGCTCAAGGCGGTCACTCCACATTGCGGGGTGATTCGATGAGGTGCATGAACCGAAATAAGGTGAAGTTTTACTACGCTCTATACGAGGGCAGAGAACCTATCCTTAACGAACAGGGCAGAAAAACAGGTCAGTACAAGGTCATTCACGGTAATCCCATCGAGGGACACGCTAATATCTCAGCCGCAAAAGGCGAAACGCAGACGCGGCAGTTCGGTGAGAATGAGTCCTATGACAAGGTAGTTGTGATGGATTTCATTACGCCGCCTATTGACGAGTATTCCGTCTTATGGGTCGATACCTTACCGATACTCAATGCGGACGGTTCACTCAAGGTCAATGACGCGGGTGAGGTAATCACCCCTCACGATTATGTGGTAAAGAAAGTCGCAAAGAGTTTGAACAGCGTATCAATCGCCATAAGCAAGGTGACGGTCAGTGGGTAAAAAGATTATTCGATTTGGGCTGTCTGCGCGTGACATCGACAGGGCAATGCGGGAACTGGAACAGTATAAGCAGGATATTATCCGTAAGACCGACCTCTTACGAGAGCGGGTAGCGGAACGGCTTGCGGAGCTGTCACGGGACGGATTTGCGGGAGCTGTCGTGGACGATTTGTTGAAAGGCGGTCAGCGTACCGCACAGGTCGATGTGAGTATCGACCAACGCGACAATATCACTCTCGTTATTGCGCGAGGTGAGGACGCGGTTTGGGTCGAGTTCGGCGCGGGTGTTCATTACAACGGCTCGGCGGGTACTTCTCCACACCCGAAAGGGTCTGAATTGGGATTCACCATCGGCGGTTACGGTAAGGGCATGGGTAAAAAAGATGTGTGGGGATTCTATGAGGACGGCAAGCTACGCTTGACTCACGGCGCACCCGCTACCATGCCGATGTATAACGCCGTAAAGACCGTGTGTGATGAAATCGCAGAGATAGCGAGGGAGGTGTTTCAATGATTGACATGGAAGACGATATTTTTGACAAAGTATCGGAAAAGGTTTATGCGGCGTTCGAGAAGAAATGTCCCGACCTGCTCATTATGAGCGAATATGTCAAGTCACCCTCCTCGTTTCCTTTTATCTCCATTGTTGAGATAGACAATGCCACATTTCGCAACTCTCAGACCACGGAGGGACACGAAAATCATGTGGCTGTGACCTACGAGGTAAATGTCTACTCCAATAAGACATCGGGTAAAAAAGCGGAGTGTAAGGCACTGGCGGCGTTCGTTGACGAACTGCTTTTGGAACTGAACTTCACCCGGACAATGCTTGAACCCGTACCAAACCAAGATGAAGCGACCATTTATCGTATGCTCGGACGCTACCGGGCAGTAATATCCAAAAATAAAACAATTTACAGGAGGTAAAAACCATGGCTATTTCCACCTATAAGATTTTCCTTATGAAGAAAGCCACCGCAGGTGAAACCTACGAAAAGGTTATCGACATTAAGGATTTCCCCGACCTCGGCGGTGCGCCGGAGATGTTGGAGACCACTACCCTGTCTGACAAAATGCAAACCTATATCCCCGGTATTC